AAACCATCGTTTCAGGGATCTCGCTGCCGACCCATTATACAACGGGTCAGCCGTTTGGTTGCATCACGCAATCACGCGAAAAATCGCTAAAATCCTTGGAGACTTTGATCTTGGTGAGTTCTTTTGCATGCCAGACTGGGGTCCTGGTGCCACGACGCTGATGAAGCGCCGTGATGCCAGTTCAGTCAATAAGTTCCAGTGTGAAACTGGGATAACACGCGACCTTTTCTCACGCTTACCTCTCGATGTGCTCAAGGCTGAGTATCCGCTTTGGGGTGATCGTTTAAATCTGTCTGGGTATCCTACCTTTCAGGTTGGGAATCGTGTAACCACCGTGCCGAAGGATTCGTCGACTGACCGTGTCATAGCCATAGAACCTGGATTGAATTTATTTTTCCAAAGTTCTATTGGTGACATGATAAGGAGACGGCTTGTTCGGTGTGGGATTGACCTACGCCGGCAGGACCGCAATCAGTCGTTAGCTAGAGTTGGGAGTAAATTCTCAACTTTGGCGACGGTTGACATGAGTTCTGCTAGTGATTCCATCAGCATCGAAGTTGTTCGGGAGCTCTTGCCCCCTGACTGGTTCGAGTGGATGGATTTGTGCCGGTCCCATTTCGGCCAGCAAGGAACTACAGTGAAGAAGTGGGAGAAGTTCTCCAGTATGGGGAACGGCTTCACCTTTCAGCTCGAGTCTCTCATATTTTACGCAATTAGTCTTTGTTGCGCGGAGTATGAAAACCTGGAAACAAACCAGGTGAGCGTTTATGGGGATGATATTATCGTTCCCGTTTCGTCCTTTGCTAAACTTACAGAGGTAATGTCCTTTTACGGCTTTCTCGTAAACACAAAGAAGAGTCATTTCGATTCTCCTTTTCGAGAGAGCTGTGGGGCTCATTATTACTCTGGCATCGACGTGAAGCCCATTTATCTTAAAGAAAAATTGTCCACTATCCAATCTGTTTACAGACTGGCAAACGCAATACGGCGTATGAGTCATAGGCGTTGTTGTTATCTTGCCTGTGATTCAGCGTTTTATCGTGTACATCACCTGATTTTTTCTCTGGTGCCAAAAGCTTTACGGCTGATGATACCTGAGGAATTGGGTGATGGCGGCTTCGTTGGTAGTTTCGATGAAGCTGTACCGGAACGTGTTCGACATGGTGTCGAAGGATACCATGTTTACCACGTAATGGACATAGGTTTAACCTACTTGGATGAGCGAGAAGGCTATTTATTAGCCTCTCTTTGGGCTGGTTATAAGAGTTCTAGATTAGAACTCCTAAAGACCTCCGCGCTGGTGTGTGAGCAGTGCTTTTATACACTGCTCCCAAGTGGCCGAACTGTACTCGAAAC